AGGAGATGAACTTAAACAACAGGAGCACGACATGGAAACAACTAATAGGTTTCAAGAATTATTTGAGAAGAATGTAAACGATAAAACAGAAGCTCGCAATGGCTTAACATACCTTAGCTGGTCATGGGCATGGGCTGAGTTCAAGAAGTTTTATCCTAACGCACATTACGAAGTAGCTAAGACAGCGCAAGGCTTACCATACTTTGAGTCTGATGCTGGCGCTATGGTCTATACCGTAGTAACTGCTGGTGGATGTACGCATGAGATGTGGTTGCCAGTAATGGATGGCGCTAACAAGGCTATGAAGAAAGAAGGCTACACATATAAGACTAAGTTTGGTGAGAAGTCTGTAGAAGCGTTCTCAATGTTTGACATAAATAAAACTATCATGCGCTGCTTAACAAAAAACCTAGCGATGTTTGGGCTTGGTCTATACATCTACAGTGGCGATGACCTACCAACAATTGAGTTTGATACTACGCCATTAACCGATAAGATTAAAACAGCTACAACTATGGCTCAACTGCAAGAGTTTTTTACAGAATCACTATCAGCATGTGGCCAACATAAAGATGCGCAGGCTGTTGTAATTGCAACCAAAGATAGCATGAAATCTAAATTGGGGAGCAAATAACATGACGCAGATTGAACGCTTGGAAAGTTTCTTGGATGCTCATCCGTCTATTACACCACTAGAAGCATGGAATCTACTTGGCATATACAGACTATCTGCAGCCATTCATACGCTAAAGAAAAGGGGTCGCAAAATTGAGACTGAACTTATTAATGTTTCTAACCAGTTTGGCGAATCGTGCAGAGTCGCTCAATACAAAGTCGGTGGATAACATGATTATTAATTCACTATACGGCTTAACACCGCCTAATCCACTACAAGCAGAGGTGCTTTCTAAGAAGGTTGCTGCTTGCAAAGAAGCGATGGGCGATAAATGGATACTTGCAATACATGTATCACGAAAGGATAAAAAATGACTGAGATAATTCAAGGAACTGAAGAATGGCATGCACTTCGTCTTGGTAAAATAACAGCCAGTCGCATTGCAGATGTCATGGCAACGATTAAAACTGGTGAGGCAGCTAGTCGTGCAGACTACAGGATGCAGCTCGTCTGTGAGCGTTTAAACAACAAGCGTGAAGAAGGCTACACCAATCAATACATGGCCAACGGTATCGAGTTAGAACCATTTGCTCGTGCATGGTATGAGGTAGAGCGCAATGTGTTTGTTAGGCAAGAAGCGTTTATGCAACATCCAACGTTGCCGTTCTGTGGGGCTAGTCCTGATGGCGTAGTAGAAGACGATGACGAGCTAGGGTTGATTGAAATCAAATGCCCAAAAGCTACGACACACGCAAAGACAATGCTAGAAGACAGAGCGCCAACAAAATACATACCGCAGATGCAGTTTCAAATGGCATGCAGTGGGGCTAAGTGGGTAGACTTTGTATCATACTGCCCGGAGTTCCCACTGGATTTACAATTGTTTATCAAACGCGTTTACCGGGATGATGAATATATTAAAGAGGTTGAAAGCAAGGCGGTAGAGTTCAACGGCGAAGTAGAAACAACAATTCAACGATTAAAAGGAAAATAATCATGGCAGTTAAATACAACTTAGTAGCAAAGAATGGTGAGTACGAGGATAAGAACGGTGAGAAAAAAACTCGCTGGACAAAAGTAGGCGTTGTAATGGAGACCAAGACTGGTGGCCTAGCAGCAAAGATTGAAATGTTCCCTGTTGGTTGGGATGGCTGGTGTCAATTGGCTGAACCAGAGCAAGTAGTATCAATCGCTAAAGAAGGTGCTAAAGCTAACGGCTATCAGAAGCAAGCCATTGAGGAAATAGCATCAGATATACCGTTCTAGCATATACCGTTTTAACAATTAAATAATGGGGAAAAGTATATACAAAGTATATATACCTAGTACCCAACCACTACGGAGAACACGATGAGACCAGTAATTGAGAAGCACCTAAAGATTGAAGCAAGATATAAACTAATCATGGATTCTATTGGCAATGAATGTGTGACAGCCAAAGAGATAATGAAACGTTCTGGTCTAACAAGGGATGCGGTGTATTACATACTAGCCCATCTATCACAGCAAAATCACTTGGTTATTACACGCAAGATAACTAAGAAAGGTCAAGGGATGCTGAACTACTACGCATTTTCAGGGCTAGAGTTTGTTCCTAATACAGTCGAGCAACTTGAGAAGTTATACCCGCCGGGTTACTTTTCTAAGTTACGCAATGACCAACGACCTGCACAGCCACTCAATGAGAAAGGCCCATACGACGACATGATTGCTGCCAATCCAAACTTGAGAAAGATTAGCGCCATGTTTGAGACAAGGCCAGAGTTGTTTAAACAAGAGAAACGTAAGACAGAACACCGTGGCATACCTAGCACATTTGGTATGTATAACTCAGTTCCATCAGGATTAATATAATTATGAGCGCACTAGACACGCAAGAAGGTGGCAGTCACTACAAGGATATGGCAATACAGCCAGTGACATTCATCGTTAAGAATAATATACCGTTCCTAGAAGGCAACGTGATTAAGTATGTGTGCCGACACGCTAACAAGAATGGTGTGCAGGACATTGACAAGGCAATACATTACTTGCAACTTATAAAAGAATTGCACTATCATGGTGAATGATGTTACGCAAGGATGGAAGAAACACGACGGCTCACATGAATGTTACGAGCTGCCTAACAGCTTGATTGAAGTTGAAACTTACAGCTCACAGGGGAATTATGTTGTTAAGGCAAGCCAGCTTAATTGGCAGTATGTTAAATTTTATAGAGTAGTAGAACAGGAGAATAAAGATGCCGTGTAATCAAAACTATAATCAAGGGCGTAACTGCGACTGCAAAAAAGACGCAAGCATAGATAGAGCCACAGTAGTTGTAGCAACATTACTACTTATTTGCATTGTTTCCATGTGTTTTGGGTTTTATAAACTAATCAATGGAAACGCAGGGCAAGACTGCGCTGTAGAGGTTCAGTTCCATGACAGCAAAGCTACCTACATAGGGAAGACTGTATGACCAAAGCTGAGATGGATGAGCTACGTTTTTTATTGATACTTAGCAAAATGAAATCTAACGCAGAGAAGCTGGCGGGTAAGTAACCATGCTGGAAACCGTTGGTGTGATTGGGTTTGATGCACATTGCATGAGCATTGTTAGCGGATTTTTTGGCGGATGTACACATGGTTAGTTTAGTATTGAACTAAAAACTGTTACTTATCCGCAACATAACTAACAGATTGTAAACTATAGGATACGGATATGATTAATTTATTATTAGTATTGTCATTGATGAATGGCACAGACATATACGAACCAGTTAAAATGCCAGATGGGAAAATACTTAAATGTATAACAACTGATGTTGGGACTTTTTGTTACTAGGATTTGACATGTATACACTTGAATACATATTGTGTTACAAGGAAGCGTTTGCTTTAGGAATGGCAACTGGATTAGTAGTCGCCATTCTGTATAACAGAATTATTTATTCATTACATACATAGTTACTTCAAACCCAATGCGATGTTCTGTAGCTGCTGGTGTAGTCCACATGATAGTTGTCCTTAATCTGTACAAAGCAAGATTGCTTGCATGTAATAATCTGCTTAATATTAAAGACAAACAATAGAGAAAACCATGAATTTGTAGGAGAGATAATGGTAACAACAACGAACGAACATACTGGTGATGCAATACTATCACGCAAGAATAGCAAGGAATACGAAGATAACTACGATTTGATATGGGGTAAGAAAAAGAAAGACCCTATCTGTGATGTGTGTGGCAAGAACCTAGCATCAACTAAAGAGTGTGGTTGGACTGGATGCCCATTGAACTGGGATGAAAGCCATATAGATATTAATGGCGGTGAGTTACCTTAGCTGGCGTATCTTTCGCACTCAACCCACATAGATAAGTCTTCACCATTAATCTTAATCATCCCGGTGCTGGTGTGTATGTAAACAGTTTGCTCATCAGCATCGACTTCTATTTCCTCTAGCTCTGAGCCAAGCAGTCTATTGCAAACGTCAACAATTGATTCATCATCTTGTGCGTAGGCCATCAGTAGCTATACCTTTCTTTAAGGAACTTAATTGATACTGCCATCTCGTCAAACGCCCCATCTTTAACGTCATGTAATACATAGAAGCCACGGTAGTGTAAGTTCC